ACAGGTAGAATTTCATATTCTGTGGGATAATACGGACCCAAATAATCCAGAGAATCAAGATGATCCTAAATGGGCAGCGTTAATTGAAAAACATATTAAAAACATTCATTCATATGATAGACAGTTTTTAAAGAATTATATGAAAACTGTATACGCCGATGCAAATGTAGATAGATTTGATGCGTGGCCAGCAGCATACCACATCCTCATAGCACATTATTTGCGGAGAGTGAAATTATATGATTATTATTTAATATACGACGATGATGTATTAATCAATTATGATTTTGCGGATATAGTAGAACTCATGAAAAATAAAATACCCGTTCTTATATCAGAACCCATGAACGTAAATTGTGATAAGGTATTATTTAATTCATTTCGTCAACTGTTTGGAGAAGGATTTGCGGAAAGATATCAATCAAGAAATCCCTTGTTTCAAGGATTTAATGCGGGGTTTCAAGGAATTGATTTAACTATGTATGATGCATTCCTCTCAGTAGATAGGTTTCACGAACTGCTGTCTCTTATATTATTTAAAAGCATATACAGAGAAGATGGTACAGAAATCTGGGGTGATGAGCGGTTTTTATTAGATACACAACAACAATCTATGTTTAGTTTAATGAACATAGTACTATCTAAAAATACCCCGCATATATTAGATGAGGAAGAATATTATGTCGTACCGAATTATGGATATCATCCAAGATTTGGGCAACTTCATCAAGAAGATGAGATGGATGGGTGGATACCAAATTTGAAATCCAAAATTTCTCATTTCATAGGACACACGCGGGGAGAAGGTAAACCGAGAGTATTTTTAGCTAAAATGAATGAATATTTAACCAACGCGGGGTTTGAGGTATGAATAAAAAGAAAATTGTTTATGTTACTGGTTGCTTAGGATTTATAGGATCATATGTAACCAGAGAATGTTTGAAGAAGGGATGGTACGTATATGGCGTTGACAAAATTACTTATGCTTCTCGACCAGAATTATTGGAAGAATTTTCACAAAACCCAAACTTTACATTTTCTCAAACAGATATTAATGATATCGAATTCTTATATGAATGTGATTATGTAATTAATTCTGCAGCAGAAACTCATGTAGGTAATTCTATTGTAAAAAGTGATGAGTTTGTACATTCAAATATAAATGGAGTACATCATTTACTTGAACTTATAAGAAATTATCGTTCGGAAGGTAGACACATTCCAACGCTATTACATTTTTCAACTGACGAAGTATACGGTGATATTGATGAGGGAGCACACACAGAATTAGATTTGTTAAAACCATCCAATCCATATTCTGCAACAAAATCCGCAGCAGATATGTTAATTCTTGCATGGGCAAGAACATATAAAATTCCATATGTAATAATTCGACCAACAAACAATTATGGCGCGGGTCAATATATTGAAAAACTTATTCCGAAAGCATGTAAATACCTTGGACTAGGAAGAAAAATTCCACTGCATAACGGTGGAACCCCAATTAGAAATTGGTTACACGCACAAGATACTGCTAACGCGGTAATAACTATTGTTGAATCCGAAGTTACCAACGAAATTTATAATATCTGTGGTGGTTTCGAGCAAAACAATTTAACAACAGCAAAAAAGCTCATTGAATTGTATACTGGAGACTCTGACTACGACTCATACATTGATTTGTCTACAGTAAGACCTGGGATGGATGTGCGATATGCATTAGATGATTCTAAACTTCGTGCTCTTGGTTGGAAGCCTACCGCAATATTTGATGATGAATTACTTAATATCGTAGAGTATTATAAAAACAATTTCATCTGGTGATACCTCTGTGAAAATAGCCTACATATTACATGGACATTCCAGAACATGGAGACAGTGCCACCAAGCGTTTTTTGATAATATTTTCTCGGTAGCGCCGGGAGATATTTTTATACATACGTGGGATAGAATTAATTCAAAAACTGGTTCTTGGTGGAATGGCTATCAATTCAGATTGGATGGGCAGCTTGAGGAAATTTCAAGTAGAACTGCCGACATTGATGGTATCAAAAAAGCATACAATCCAAAACATTTAATTGTAGAAACAGATAATGGCGCAGACCATTGGGCCAGTGAAATATATTCAAAGTATGGAATACATATTCCACCTCCATTTATGGCATTGAAAAATTATTTTTATGGTCAACATAAAATATTCAATGTAGCTAAAAGTTTTGGAGAATATGATAAATATTTCTTTACTAGATTTGATTTGAAGTTCAATAATAAGTTGGATGTTGAATCGTTCTCTGTGCCACAAGTAGTAATTCCAGCGATTGACCAGCGTACAGTATTTGATATTTGGAAAATTGCAGATACTCATCAAAGTACAATTATGACGGAGTTTTTTAATAACATAGATGAATATTTCTATAACAGTGTGCATCTTAGAAATAAAAATTATAACTATGCTATAGAATGTGCAGTATATGATTATTGTTTAGACAATAAAATTGAATTTATATTACCGTCAATAACTCCATTATATGATATGGTTAGAATCTCGCACGATACTACTTGACAATTGAGGGGGAAGTGGTTAATTTATATGATGGTGAACACAAAACAATTATACGAAGATAATTTTATATGGTAACTAAAAACGAATTAATTTCTTTTGAAACGGACATAGGAAATATTTTTAATCAAGGGAAAATTAAAGCACCTGTTCATTTGTACTCTGGAAATGAAGAACTCATAACAGAAGTATTTAATGATATTGATATAGAAAATGATTGGGTGTGTTGTACATGGAGAAATCACTACCAAGCATTGTTGAAGGGTATACCAAAAGAACTTGTAAAGAAAACTATTATGGATGGTAAATCAATGGTAATGAATCTACCTGAATACAAGTTCATTTGCAGTTCAATTGTAGGAGGAATACCTTCTATAGCAGCGGGAATTGCATTCGCCATAAAATTGCAGGGTAAATCTAATAGAGTATGGTGTTGGGTGGGTGATATGAGCGCAGAAACTGGTGCGTTTCATGAGGCATATAAGTACAGTGTGAATCATGACTTACCTATTACGTTTGTTGTAGAGGACAATCGGAAATCTGTGTGTACACCCACACCTAGTATCTGGGGTAGAGAGACGCCGTACTTTCTTGAAGGGGAATATACAGGCGGTGTAGTGAAACAGAAAAATCTATATTACTACCAATACTCTAACGACAAGTATCCCCATGCGGGTGCTGGGATGAGGGTTCAATTTTAATTATGAAATACTTAGAAGAATTGAAAAAGGCAATGAGTCTATTAGCAGAGCACCCAAAAACAATATTCATAGGTCAAGCAGTAGAATATGAAGGAACGGGGTTGTATGAATCACTCAAACATCTTCCAGAAAACAAACGGATGGAATTACCTATTGCTGAATATTTTCAAAGTGGATTGGCGAACGGTATGGCTATTGAAGGAATGATTCCTGTATCAACCTATCCACGATGGAACTTTTTGTTGATGGGAGTTGATCAAATTGTAAATCACTTGGATAAATTTATAACCATGTCCGATGGAAAATGTGCGCCCAAAGTTATTATACGAGTATCTGTAGGTAGCGAGAAGCCCGTAGACCCCCAGTGTCAACATAAGGGTAATTTTACCGAAGCATTTCGCTTGATGTTAAAAAACACAGATGTGATAGAATTACTAGACGCGGAACAAATTGTTCCATCATACTTGATGGCATTAAATCGCACTGATGGTAGAAATACTATATTGGTGGAACACGCAGACTTAGCTAAATAAAAGATTAACATTAATACTGAGGTTATGATGAATACTAGAGAATCAACATGCGTTAAAATTTTAACAGACATGGTAGAGAACGATGGACTAATTGGTATCAAAACCAGTTTTGAAGATGAGGGGGCAACATTTAACGAAACTATTCGTTTAAAACAAGTGTGTAACGAAGCAAAAACAAAGGTTACACTAAAGATTGGTGGACCAGAAGCTATTCGTGATTTAAAAGATTCCTTGATAATTGGAGTAAAGGGAATTGTAGCTCCTATGGTAGAGTCCCCATTTGCCTTGAAAAAATTTATTGATTCTGTGCACACGTACATTGAGAAAGATATTGTAGATACTCTTCAGATTAATGTAAACATAGAAACTATTAGTGCAGTTAATGCAATAGAAGAAATATTAGCTACTGAGCAAGCTGAAAGCTTATATGGAGTGACAGTTGGCAGAGTAGATTTAGTATCTTCTATGAACAAGGATAGAACCTATGTTAATAGTGATGAAGTTTATAAACACGCTAAACGAGTGTTCGCAATTGCCAAAGAGAAGGGTATGAAAGCGTGTTTGGGTGGAGCGGTAACTGTAGAATCGTTGAGTTTTATGAAAAAACTACACTCCGAAGGCCTTTTAGATAAATTTGAAACGCGATATGCTATTTTTGATCCGTCCATTACATTAAAAAACTTGACGAGGGCATTGTCTAAAGGACAGCGGTTTGAATATGAATGGTTGTTGTCTAAGAGTGAAGCATATAGTAAAATGGCAGACCAAGATATGAAGAGAATTAAAATGATTCAAGATCGTATCAACCAATCGTTACTATAATGAAAGTATTGGTTACGGGTGGTACTGGTGGTATTGGATTGAATATAGTCGAGTTGTTTAAATCTAATGGCCATATTGTTGATGCTCCTACGAGGGCGAAATTAGATTTGACAAAAGATATTACTCTTATTGACACTGATTATGATATTGTAATTAATAATGCTGGTATTAATCCGATACTGCCCATAACCGAAGTTACTGATATTGATGTGATGACGGTTAATTATCTAGCACCTCTTCGCATCATACAGAACTGTTTACCATATATGAAAGAAAGAAAGTATGGACGTATACTTAATATTGGAAGTATATGGGTTGAGCAAACGAAGAAAAATAGATCCGCATATTCTGCTAGTAAAGCTGCATTAGATGCATTATCTAGGTCTATAACCGCAGAATACGCTCAATATAATGTACTTGCTAACACACTATCTCCTGGCTTTATTGGTACACAACTAACCTATAAAAATAATACACCAGAAGATTTAAAACAGACAGTGTCTAATGTTCCACTTGGGCGGTTGGGAACCCCCGCAGAAATTGCCACGCTTGCATATTTCTTAACCGTTGATAACACTTACATAAGTGGTCAAAATATTATAATAGATGGAGGTTTTTCTTGCACAAGATAATTTCATTAAATTCTGTATTGGGTAATTACACAGTTGAGTTTGTAGACGCAATCTCAGAGATTGAATCACATATAGATGAAGCGAACACATTTGTATTCATTGACCAAAAGGTTCAAAAATTATATCCCTCGTTATACAGAGAAAAAAATGTAGTTGTAGAATGTATAGAATCTAATAAAACATATGAGATGTCTTTAATTATTTTACAAAAAATGATGGACCTCGGCGTTAAATCGAATTCCACCATCTTAGTAATTGGTGGAGGAATTCTCCAAGATTTGATTGGATTCTGCTGTTCTGTATACCACCGTGGAATTAAATATATTTTAGTTCCAACCACTTTATTATCGCAGGTGGACAGTTGTATCGGTGGGAAAACCTCAATAAACTTTAATAAAAAGAAAAATGTTCTCGGGACATTCTATCCTCCAAAACGCACCTTGATTTTTACAGAGTTTTTGGTTACATTACAGGAAGAAGAATACATCAGTGGAATGGGTGAGATATTTAAATTTCATATATTAACAGATCAAATGAATGATTTTCATTTAGCATTAGATAAATCAAATATAAATCATACCATTTTTAATGGGTTGATGTACAAAAAAAGTATTATTGACCTAGACGAATTTGACGTAAAAGAAAGAAAGTTCCTTAATTTTGGTCATACATTTGGTCACGCTTTAGAGTTTACGTCTAACAATAAAATACCGCATGGAATTGGAGTTATTATTGGGTGTGTTGCATCGTGTCTTCTTTCGCAAAAAATGGGATTGAAAGTTTCTAATATTAATTTAATCATAAAATATGCACAAGAGATGTTGCACGCCATAACTCTTGAGAAACAATGGTTTGATTTATCTGAAATACTAGAAGCAATAAAACAAGACAAAAAAACTACAGATAAGATTGTAGACATCTTGATTTCTGACGCACCTATGGTATATTCTATTGATGACGTTTCTTTTATTGAAGCGGTTTTACATAACACCTTCCAGCTAGTAAACAACAATGAGATTATCTGATTATATTATACAATTTTTAAAAGATCAATATAACGTAGACACGGTATTTACTGTCTCCGGCGGTGGATGTATTTTTCTTATTGATTCTTTGACCAATGTAGATGGTGTAGGATTTATTGCAACCCATCATGAACAAGCTGCCGCGATGGCCGCCGAAGGATATGCGCGCATGGGTAATAGACTAGGAGCATGTTTGGTTACCAGTGGACCAGGCGGCACTAATACGTTAACAGGAACGTTATCTAATTGGTTGGATTCTATTCCTGTAATCTACATCAGTGGACAAGTTAATCGGGAAATGAGTACCAATTATACTAATCTCCCACTTCGTCAACTTGGTGACCAAGAATTCAATATCATTAAGGTGGTGGAGTCTATGACTAAATATGCGGTTCAAGTCAATGACCCAAATGACATTCGTTATCATTTAGAGAAGGCATGTAAATTGGCAACGACTGGCCGGCCAGGACCAGTGTGGATAGATATTCCGCTAGATGTTCAGTCGGCAATAATAGACCCAGATAGCTTAGTGGGATTCACGGAATCAATAGATGTATCAACTGTTGATGACACACAGCTTGATTTAATTGTGGAGAAATGGAAATCTGCAAAAAAACCAATGGTCGTTGTGGGCAATGGAATTAGATTGTCTGGTGGAGTGGATCTTATGAAGGAAGTATGTGATCGTACTTCTGTGCCAGTGATATCTGCTGTAAATGGCAATGATATTATTACCAGCGACTATCCACACTATTACGGTAGATTTGGCACACATGCTCAGATTTGCGCAAATACATTATTGAGTGAATGTGACTTTCTTCTTACGATAGGTTCTAGACTATATGTTCGTCAGACGGGATATAATTTTAAGAGTTTTGCAAAGAATGCATATAGAGTTTATGTGGACATTGACGAAGCAGAGTTGAATAAACCTACATTGTTTCCTGATATGAAGGTTGTATCGGATGCCTCTAAGTTCTTGGAAAAATTATTAACTAAGGAACTACCAACTAGTACACAAGAATGGTTGGACCAATGTGACCGCGCTTACGAGTCGCCACGCGTGTTAGATAGGCATCGTGCAAATGAAAAGTATGTTAGTCATTATCACTTTATGGAAAAGTTAGAAGCACACATTCCACATGACCATCACATTATAACCAGTGATGGTACAGCAAATGTTGCTACGATGCAAGTTTTAAATCTGAGAAAAAATCAGCGACTTGTAACTAACACTGGTTGTGCGGCTATGGGATATGGATTGCCGGCGGCAATCGGAGCAGCAATTCATAATAAAATAGTATGCATTGAAGGAGATGGCAGTTTACATTTAAACATTCATGAACTGCAAACGATGAAGCATTATAATTTACCAATCAAATTAGTACTACTGAATAATGATGGGTATCTGTCTATTAAAATTTCCCAAAAAACTTTCTTTAAGGGTAAACTAGTTGCTTCTGATAAGACAAGTGGTGTAACATTTCCAGAATTTAAAAAGATTATAGAAGCATACGACTTACCATACTTTAGTATTAAAAGTCATAGTGAATTAGATAATACGTTGTCTGAATTTTTTAACATGGAAGGCCCCGCAGTTATTGAGGTATTCACGGACCCAGAAGAAGTACATGAACCAAAAGTAATGGCGTCACTTGATGAAAACGGAAAATTCATTCCTGGCCTTTTAGAAAACATTCAATGGGTACTATGAAAAATATATTGATAACAGGTGGTAATGGTTATATTGCACAGTCTATTTATAAAGAATTAAAGGATGTGTATTCAATATATCTACTTACTAGACAAGAAGTAGATCTAAGGAATTCGTCCGAAGTAAATGCATGGTTCGCAGATAAACATTTTGATGTAGTAATACATACCGCAATTGTTGGTGGGCATAGACTTAGAGAAGAAAGCTATTCTGTGATTGATGACAACTTGCAAATGTACTATAATTTACTTACTAATAAAAATAAATTCGATAGGTTTATTAATATTGGGTCTGGAGCTGAGTTACAGTATACTGATAGACCTTATGCATTAAGTAAAAATATAATCCGTAAATCTATGTCCATGTATGATAGTTTTTATAACGTAAGAGTATACGCCACCTTTGATGAAAATGAATTAGATACACGATTTATTAAAGCGAATATTAAAAGATACAAGAATAAAGAACCCATGACTATTCACAACAACATACAAATGGATTTCTTTTACATGGTTGACTTTATTAAAGTTATAGGTTATTATATAGAAGAAGCTTCTCCCAAAAAAGAAGTAGACTGTACGTATTCAACATCACATTCTTTATACGAGATTGCTGAGATTATCAATAATCAATCTGATTATAAAGTTTCAATTCAAATTAGTGACCACGAAACAATTATACCTAATTATATCGGTAGATATACTGATATTGGATTAGATTATATCGGATTAAAACAAGGTATCACTTCTGTCTATAATAAATTATGCAAAATATAACGTTTACAATCAGCATGGGCGTAAATAATTTAGAATATACTAAGTTATTGCTTCACTCGCTAAAGACAAATCTTGACAACAAAACCCATCAGATAATTGTTTTCATTGATGCCGATAATGAAAACAGTCTTGACTATCTGGTAGAACAACAGAAAGAATTTCATGATTTGTGCATTATTAACAACACGTTATCAATGCCAATAGGATATCAACGTAACAAAACTCTTTTAACAGAATATGCAAAGCATGATATAGTAAGTCACCTTCATAGTGACATGGTAATCGGCCCTCATTATGACACAGATATTCTCAAGCATATGAAACGTGGGAGATTTTTAAGTGCTATGAGAGTAGAACCACCTTTGCACGGTGAATCTAATGTGACTATTACTAAAAACTTTGGGCTACACCCAGATGAATTTGACATGGAAGCTTGGAATAAGTTTTCTAATTCAGTTAAAAGAGAAGAACTGGTAGAATATTTCTTTGCTCCATACACATATTATAAAGATGATTGGATGATGTTAGACGGTGACGACACAGCATTCCGTCGCGCTAGAGAAGATTCTGATTTAGTGCAAAGATGTGTTCACGCTGGAATAGAACTACTTTATACATTTTCTGCCAATGTATATCATTTTACTTGTGTAAGTTCCAGAGGAAACAACTGGTTTGATCCTAACAACACCGAAGCGCAAAAGCGTGTCAATCTTCAAAAAGTTGCAGACTCGATAGAAATGAGGAAGTTTATCAGAAAGTGGGGAAACTTCAATCATGGTGAAACAAAGTTATTTAAATTGGATATTGATTTGGTTGTAAAAAATTATAACTTACAAACAGTATATAACTTAGAACCGTTTTTCACAACGATTTGGGTTGACTCACAAGAACATAAAAATAATCTAATAGAGCAATACAACAAAGAACATTTAGTTGCCAACGAGCTACTTCGTGTAACTTCTGAGGATTGGGAAAATTATAAATATTTATTCCGTGCTGATAATTTTGAAGAGATATTCAAAGTGGGTACTCCCACAGAATATAACATCAAAGTAACAATAGATTTTAATAAGATTTCTAATACAAATACATTTATTTCAAATCTTCAAAACTTATATGATATGTTAATAGATAGCGATAGAGGTGAATATGAACTTGACGGTGTAATGATATCAATTGAAAATATAAAAGTATTGCCCACAGAAATTACCGCAGTAAATCCCAAGTTTAATTATGAGTTACTAACGGTTTATTAAAGTGAATAAGAAAGTTTTGGTTACCGGCGGGTATGGATTGGTGGGATCTGCTCTAAATGCCGATATTAGAATCGGTCATGAAATAGATTTACGAGATCCACAAAAAGTAAATATAATGTATGAGAACCATGCGCCTACTCATGTTGTTCACTGTGCGGCAAAAGTCGGTGGCGTTGGCGGAAATATGTCACATAAGGGTGAATACTTATTCGACAACGTTATGATAAATACAAACATAATTGAGTATGCTAGAATTCATAAAGTAAAACGATTGGTGAATTTTTTATCGGTGTGTGTGTTTCCAGATAATGTAGAATATCCATTAACAGTAGATAAAATTCATTTGGGTGAACCCCACCATTCAAATAACGCATATGCATACGCAAAAAGAATATCGGATATTCAAATCAATGCATATCGTGAGCAGTACGGTATTAATTATACGTCAGTGGTGCCCACCAATATTTATGGTCCAAACGACAATTTTTCATTGATACATGGACATGTTATTCCTATGTTAATTCACAAGTTATATCTTGCCCAACGTAATAATACTGACTTTGTAGTGTGGGGGTCTGGTAAGGCTAGACGGGAGTTTATCTTCTCCAAAGATTTAGCTAAAATGGTTGAGTACGTATTAACCGATTATACCGAACCAGTTCCTATAATCTTGAGTACTTCCGATGAAATTAGTATTCGTGACGTAGTAGATGTTCTAGTTGACGTACTTAACTTTAAGGGAAATGTGGTGTTTGACACTACAAAGCCCGAAGGTCAATATCGCAGACCATCTGATAATTCCAACATAATGAGCCACCTTCCTAATTTTAAGTTTACACCATTCGAAGATGCTATTAAAGAATCTGTAGAATGGTTCATCTCCAACTACGAGTCTGCAAGAAAATAATATGAAAATACTTGTTACTGGTGGTGCAGGATTTGTCGGAACAAATCTGATTAAAAGATTGATAGTAGATGGACACGAAGTACATTCATTAGATAACTACGATAGCGGCAGAACAGAAAATGAGCAGTTGTATGCTAATTATCATGTGGGTGATATAGAAACTATTCATACAATGGATAGTGACTTTAATATTTGTTTTCATTTTGCCGCACTATCTAGAATTCAACCATCATTTCAAAATCCTGCAGAGACATTTCGTGTAAATACTAAAGGGTCCGAAGCTGTATTTGAGTGGGCAAGACAGACAAATACAAAAGTTATATATGCAGGATCTTCTTCACGGTGGCACAATCCGTATCAATCTCCATATGCAATGTACAAGTTTATTGGTGAAGAAATTGCTAAAATGTATAAATTAGTATATAAAACTAATATAGAAATTGTTAGATTTTATAATGTATATGGTCCACATGAAATAATTATGGTGACTGGGCCGCAGTTATTGGTATTTGGCGTAGACAAGTACGTGATGGACTTCCTATTACGATTGTCGGCGACGGTGAACAGCGTAGAGATTTTACACATGTAGATGATATTGTTGATGGACTAATTAAAATTGCCATGTCAACTGAAGTACACGAAGATGGATGGGAACTGGGAATGGGAGTAAATTACTCTTTAAATGAAGTGTATGAACTTTTTAAGAATAAATTTGACGTAGGAAAGATATATCTCCCAGAACAACACGGTAACTATAGAAATACTTTGCGTAAAAATAATTCCGCGCTGGATAGATTGGGTTGGTCACCGTCTGATAGATTACAAAATTATATAAACAAACTATAGGGTTATAAAAATGAATAAAGATTATCAATACAAATATGCCGATGTAATTGAACAAACAGAAGAAAGCTATCCTCAGATGACGGAAGAGTTCTGGAAAATCTGTCACGAACAATATGAAACGTTTTGCTTAAAGAACTCAAACTACGGTACAGGAAATGTGGCAGTAGGCACCTCATTATCCACGCCAGATGACGTACAATTGTCGCTCATGGGACTATGGTTCAGACTTCAAGATAAAATTTCTAGGCTAAAACAACTTGTTATGTTTAATAAACCTGATGTAGTGGGTGAATCAGTGAATGATACTTATCAAGATCTATCCGTATATGGAATCATTGCGCAAATTGTATTAAGAAATAAGTGGGCAAAATAAATTTTAAAACGGTGATTTTTGTCATTCATCCAACTATTTATATATGTTCCCATAACCAACGAGATACATATGATAGTATATATGACAACAAATTTAATAAATGGAAAGAAGTATATTGGCTCTGATACCAAGAATAATCCACGATATCTTGGTTCTGGTAAAGTACTTTTACTAGCCATAAAAAAATATGGTAATAATAATTTTAAAAAAGAAATATTAGAACACTGCGCGAGTCAATTGCATTTAAGAGAAAGAGAAATATTTTGGGTTAGATATTTTAATGCGGATCAATCATCGGAGTTTTATAATCTTGCGTACGGTGGACAGGGTGCTGTTAAGGGGAACAAGGCTTGGAATTCTGGTAAAACTATAGATAAGGATTCTGATGTATATAAGAAAATGTATTCAACTCGTAATGCAGCAGATAGGAGTTATATAACGGAACAATGGAAAGATATGCACTCCGAAAGAATTAAACAATCTGAAACATTTCAGTCTAATCATCATAAAAGAATTTCTACTAGAAAATCCAATGGAATTCCGTGGTGTACTGAGGATACTAAGCGCAAGATTGGAGAAAGTGTCCGCGGAAGAATTAAAACTGCGGAGGAGATTCAAAAAAGATTAGAAACTATCAAGGAAAACGGTTCCCTCGTAGGTTCAAAAAATTCGCAAGCAAAGTCAGTTAAAGTAACAGATGTGTTAAGTGGAGAAATTAAAATGTTTGGTTGTATTAAAGATGTGGAACAAACACTTGGTATCAGTAGATTTCATATAAAACGTGGCGGGTATAAAAATTTAATATGCGAAATAATAGGAGCGTAAATTATGTATATTGCACAGTTAGTAAAGCGTGGAAAGTGGGCTAAATAATGCGAACACTAGGAATCATCTTAGCAGGTGGAACATCGTCTAGATTATATCCATCGACGTTGGTCACGACGAAACAGTTATTACCCATTTACGATAAACCATTAATATATTATTCACTGAGCACGCTAATGTTGGCGGGCATCAGAGATTTTATTGTCATTACTACCCCTACTGAAAAGTGGAGTATCGTCTCGTTATTTAATAACGCTCAAAAGGAACTGGGAATTGATGTTACCGTATTAGTTCAACACGATCCTACTGGCATTGCCGATGCGTTTAATATTGTTAAAAATTACTTAGGTGAATTAGTATTTGATTACGATAACCACGCTCTTATTCTTGGTGATAACATCTTTTATTCTGGGGGACTCACTGGATTATTAAAGTCTGTCATGCACTCGCACGCAAATATATTCTTATATCCCGTACAGAATCCATCCGACTTTGGTGTCGCCGAACTGGATAGTTCATTGAGAGTTATCTCACTGGAAGAGAAACCCACATATCCAAAGAGTAATTTAGCAGTCACGGGCCTTTACTTTTATCCGCCAAGTGTATATCTTTATGCAAGGCAACTGGTTCCATCGAAACGTGGGGAATTGGAAATAACGGATTTAAATGCATTATACCTTAAGAACAAAGCATTGAATGCAATTACATTGCCAAGAGGTACCGTCTGGTTCGATACAGGTAACCCCGACTCTATGTTAGAAGCATCGAACTTTGTACAAACAATACAAAAACATCAAGACTATTTGATTGGCAGTCCGCATGAAATTGCCATAAATAATAATTGGGTATGTGATAAAGACATACTACCCTTCATTGATAAATGTAGTAAAACGAAGTATGGTATGTATTTACAAAATTTAATCGGATAATGCTATGCGTATATTAGTAGTAGGTAGAGGATGGACAGGTTATAAAATGATTGTGGAATTAGCTTTCCGTGGACATAAAGTATTCTCGTGCTCACACACAGAAGCGGTTGATATGTTGGGAAGCATTGCTGTCGATTGGGTAGTAAATTGTGCGGGAGTCACCGGCGTTCCCAATGTGGACGCATGTGAAATTGACAAACAAAATACTATTAGTGGAAATGCTATTTATCCTGCATTGTTACATGCTGCATGTGAACGCAGACACATCCGATTTGCACATTTTTCTAGTGGATGTATTTATCAAGGTAATATTGAATCCGTCGATGCCGAACCAAACTTTTTCGGCAGTACATATTCTATTAGTAAAGGAATTTCCGATGTCTATCTCAAAGATAAGGCACAAGTCTATCGCATTCGTATGCCATTTACTGGTGTGGATGAACCGAAGAATTATCTATCCAAAGTACTCAGGTATGCAACAACGGGTAAGTTAATTGATTCTGGATATAACTCGCTGACTGATTTGGATGAAGCAGTTCGTGTTGCGTCCGATCTAATCGAAACGGGTAACCCCAATGGTTACTATAACTTAGTGAATAGTGGGTCAATTACAATGCACGAGTTAATGGATATGTTTGACATGCAAGTTGATTGGTTTACTGATGACGAGTTTAGAGCAGCAACCGTTGCCGCAAGATCCACCTGTACGATTCCTGCGTATGGGGGTATGAGTGATGTACAAACTGCGCTACGTAGAGCCGTCACAAAGTTACAGAAATAGAATACTAACTTCTATTTATATAAGTCACTCTACTCGGATATCCTATGAAAGAACTACTAACTGAATTTCTTGCCGACCTTTTAGGAGAAGCGGATTCTCCCGCAGCGAAACAAGCAAAGGCAGCAAAACTTAAATCTATTCCCAACAGTAGAGGATTGTGGTCACCAACCGGCAAAAAACCAGCTACCGCATCAACAAAAGATGGGAAATTTATTTTAATTGCACCAGAGAAGCCCGTCGCCAAAAAGGTAGCATCTAAAACTACTGCAGAACCCCAAGTGCCAGCAGCAAAGGTTACTAAGCCGCGAGCACCTCGTATTAAACGAAATAAAATTGAAAAGATTCCGTCTGACAGAAATTCTGTAGTATCTTCTTTTGAGGATACGTCTCTTGATGTGGACGGTTTGATGAAAGCAGTTGAGGGAGTTATTTCCGACGTAAAGGGGGAGAAGGGGGCGGGTACTGTAGCATCTACCGCTGGCGAAGCTGCCACAACTCTTTCGTTAGAAAAATTAAGAAGTTTAAGAACCGCGCAGTCAGATACCAGCACAGAAGATTTTTTAAAGCAGAATATGCCGGAAATAGTAAAACTTTTATCAGAATTAAGAGGAGTAAAGGGGTCAGCACTTACAGAAGATTGGGCGGAATCTGCACGTAAACAGGTGATGGCAATGTTTAAGACGATTGAAGAAACATATAACGTAAAAATTTCGGAAATTGCGTGGGACGATGCTAATGGGCGAGCGGCACTGGGGCTCGGATCAAAACCAAAAACAGATAGATCGGATTTATATGTTAAAGGATCGGATGGACAAATAATTGGCATTTCTTTAAAGAAAGATGGGAATATTTTCTTAGCAAATCAAGGATTACGTACCGTTTTAGATTCTATTGCTGAAAAGGCTCCCGACAAAGAAACTGCCAACAAAAATACAAGTATAAGTGAATCTCATAAGAAAACTTTTGAAAAAGAATTAAACATACTATTAGCTACGTCAAAGTCTAACAGTCGAGAACTTTCTTTAAAATTAAAAAAATTAAATCGTTCTGATATTGATGACGCTCCAGCAAAATATGATGAATTTTTTGATAGAAATGGCAATCTTACAAAAGAAACTATAGCAATTTTATTAAGTGGGGGAGTTGGTACTGGCCAAAAACGAAAATATACCACGAACGAAAGGAAGTTATTTTTAAAAGTTATGGCGGCCATATCTAATGATACACCAGCAGTAAAAACTTCATTGGAAAATATGCGCGGAGCAGATAGAAAAGCCACACAAGCATTATTAGAATTAGTTCGTACTGATACAGGCGTAAATGAAACTATGACCGATTATTTAATTGATTCATTGGATCTTGTTCAATTAGTAACACTCGGCCGCCCATTTGGTAAAGACTATCCCGTGGATAAGTTTTTTATAGCATACGGTGAATCTAACTTACAAGAAGATGGACAAGAATTTCCAATGTCGGTAACGCGAGATACAATTTTATCCACTCTAGATTTACCAAAAGATATTACAGACGAACAACTTAAGATAGCAGTAAAAGAAAAGTTCGTAGTAGATGCCGATGGTGACTCTAAGGTTGGGTTTCTACGACTGAGAATTAAAAACCAAGCCCCACCACCAAACTATTTTTACCCTTCTATTTCAACCTTGGCTATTAGAGCTAGAGGATTGGGTTCACCGCCAATCATGGAACTGGCACAACATTCCGGATGGACTTATACACTTCTTAATAAGTCACCAAATCCAGAAACTTGGCCAGCTCACCATAGATATGCTCAAGCTAAAGATAGTATACTTTTCTTAATGCGACAATTAAATAATCCACTTCTTACCAACCAACAAAAGGCTGAGATTACAGACGATGTTGAATTCTACAAAACACAAATGAGAGCATAATATTAATGGAAATTAAACAAGAAATCTTTAAACGGTTACCGCCCGGTGACCGATGGGTAGAAATTGGATTAGAAGACGCGCGAGTCTATCCAACCCTTACCGAAACATTAGAATATTACTTTCAAAAAACGAGCAACCGTCAATATTATATTGATGCTGGTGCGGGATTATTATATAAGGTAATACAAGAAGCAGATCCAGTAATTCCCGAACGGCAATTTTCAATTTACGGTGACAATTACTAACACTTGACAGTGAGTACTCTCCTAGTTATATTACAGAATCTACCACTATACCAATAGGTTATATATGCAAATTATTAGAAAGCCCGTTGTCGAAGTTATCGCCCAATCACAGTTTATTGGGT